TAGGTAAGCCACAACTCAAGCTGCTCAATGGCAGTCATTTGAGTACGTGTTACCGCACCTTTAGGTGACTTCATTGGGAAACTAAACACTGTAGTGCTATCAGGCTTCATTACGTCAGGCTCCGCTGGGATACCTTCAGCAATCAAGAACTGCGTCAGTGGGTCTTTGTTGTCGCCACGTACTGTACGAATGTAGTACGGATTGTGACGTGCATGAATACCACTGGCTGCATCAGTAAGCTGCGACACAGTGCCACTAGGCTTCACACAGGTAACAGCAGTAGACTGTGGTATTTTAAGCTGCTTAGACATTGCTTCGTTAACAATCACTGCCTCTGATCGTAGTATCGCTAGCGCAGTTTCTAGCTTACCACCAGTTGTAGATGTCAAAGTGTTATCCATGATACCTGTCATCGACACACCCAGCAACCGTTCTTCCTCTGTATTCTTCTGCCAAATCTTACGCAGATACTTGAAGTTCGTTAATGTTGCTTGGAATGTACCCAAGATGGTAGCTAGTCGCACCTTCTCTTTCAGTGTAGCAAGAGTATCTGACTCACGTACTACTACCTCAGACAAGTTACAGAACTGATATGGACGCAAGATAATTTCACTGCAAGGGTTGCAACCGAAATCATGCTCTGTCTCACGTCTACCATTCTTAGCTGCCTGCTTCTTAGCAGACTGTCGATTGAATATGCCACGCTCACCTGACTTACTATCATACAACGATAGCCACTCACGCATGAACGTACCCATCTCAGGCTTAGTCTTGTACGCTACAGAGTTATTAGCTAGCGCACGTTGACCCTCGTTCTCCCACCACTGACCTGACTTGGCATGTGCCATCTGGTCATCGTTAAGATTAGACAATGAAATCAAAGCACTACGGCGTACACCACCGACAACTACAACCTCACCAATCTTACACATGATGTCGTGACATTCAATTGGGTATAGCCTACGTCCAGCAGCACCCTTGAACTTTTGAATACAAAACTCAAATAGTTCAATGAGTGGCTGTGGACCTGATGCACGACCACCAAAAGTCTTTAGCCGTGCGCCAGCAGGACGTACTTCGCTGACATCGAACTTAGGTATCTGTCCAGTGTACAGCATAGCAATCAATTCCTTGAGTGACTTAGCCCAACCCGGACGTGAATCACCAACCTTAATTACTGTGTCTGTATCGTGGAACTCTTCGCTAACCATAGGTAGCTTCTCAATGCAGTGACGCTCAACGCTGAAGCCAACGCCAGTGCCGCACATAAGAATGTACATAGACTCGTCAAAGGCACGAGGGCTATCTACAGGCACGTAGGAACAGTTGTATCCACCTACGTGACAGCGATCTAGTGCTGGCCCAGCAGTCATCAATGCCCTCATAGAAGGCATGATTGACTGGTTAAGTACCGCTTCTTCCAGTTCACCTCTCAGTGTATCTGGTAGCTTATAGCCATTGTTATTAAGCAAATGGTCAGCCATATAATCAAAGTATCTTGCGACAGTTTCACCCCATGTCTCCCTTCTCTGTTCGTCTTCTTTCCATCTTGCATAGCGTGAAAGTGCTATGAAGTTTTGATAGTCTGTTGGTAATGTATTACTAATCATCTCTTTACTCCGTTACTGTTCTAATGTTTCTGATGGTGGCACCTTCTATATCATAGAAGTATTCTTGTATGCCGTCTTCTAACTCCTCACCTACTCGACCATCAGCGGGGATAGGGTATTCTTCTTCATCTACATCAAGGGTAATAAACATTTTAACTCTTATCACTTGCCATTACCTCTTCAATCAACTTGTCCAGATACCACTGTGCTTTCTTCAAGTCTTCTAGTGGTTTGTCTTTGTAGTCAAAACGCCATAGGTATTTCATAATGTTACCTTGCAGGTAGTACTTGAACCCATCACCAGTGGCAGCAGAGATAGCGTGAATACATTCAATGCCTGTCTGATTATAATGAGGTGGACTATTTACCATATCAACAGAATCTGCTGAAGGCCACATTTGTTTTGCATCTGATTGTTTATTTGCTTGTGCCATCTTTAACTCCTCTTGTTCCCTCATTAACTTCATAAACTTTTCGTGTCTACTCATGCTGAACCACCTGTCTTTGTGTTAAAGGACAAGTGTACTACGTTACCGTCATAGGTCTTTTCTACACCTGCTTCTTCCTCTAGTTCTACATCAATATTCATCTCCGTGTCAATAACTTTTGTTACATATTCGTGTACAATATTACGTAGTTCTTCGACTTCTTCCATGACAGGAACAGAAGCACACATCATCTTAGCAAAATGCATGACTTGATAATAGTCCTCATCATCCATAGGATTATCTGGCATAGCCATAATAGATATGTCAACTTCACCCGACCACCTACCTTCGTCATTAGCGAATGGCCTGACACGGATAAGGAAGTCTTCCTCGTTTACTTCTTCAGCTAGTTTCTCCATCATGTTCATAGTTATCTCCTTTTCACTTTTGTGCCGCCAAACTTAATAAACTTTGGATGCTTGTTCTTGCCCTTCTCCTTCAACCAATCTTCAGGAATGATCCTGTCATAGTATCTAAAGCCATACTTGATACACCATTCACCGTAGGTAGATTTAGCACCCTTACGTAACTTGCGTCTGCTACTTTCAAATACAAAACGAATATCCAATTTAGGATGCTGCTTTTTAATAGCCAGATGCTTGCGTCTATCTGCTGCGGTAAACATACCTTTTGTTTCAATGATGATGCCGTTGGACAGCACGAAGTCTGGTGTGTAGGTTCTGTACGCTAGGTCTTCCCACTCAATCTTTACTTGCTCATACAAGAAGTCTACTTTGAGTTCGGTTAAGTAGTCAGATACCTTGAGTTCCAGACCGCTACGATAGCCATACTTTCGTGCTGCCCTAAATTGTTTTGCGTTAGGCAATGACATCTCCAATGTAACTTATCATTGGTGGATTCTTAGCCTGTGACTTTACAGCAGGACGCTCAGTAATATTATCCCAACAATCAAAACGATAGCTGCAGAATTTACATCCGTTATTAAGGACTTTATTACCTGTGGGCTTGCCACGAAAAGTTTCAGGCACTGGTTCAAAACATCTTTCAAACTTGTTCTCCTTTACTGTCTTTACTGTATTCTCAATCTTAGCAAGTTCAGCATCCATGTCAAGACCTGTGGCTGGCACATATTTAAAGTGACCATTAGCCTTGTTGACTACCCACCAGCCACCTGCACGTTTGCCGGAAGCCTTGGCATAACCTGCAAGCTGTCCCACGTAACCAAACCCGTCTCCTGCTGCGAGGGTATCATAAGATTCAAACTTGTTTCGGTAGGACCAGTCTGAAGCTGATTTAATATCATCAACTGCATCGTTAATGACAATATCATATGAGCCATTAATACTAGCAGTACTAAGATTAAGAGTGACTTTTTCAGAATCATTGTATTTTACTCCTGCTTCTTTTAAAAGACCTTTGAACACTGCTTCTACAATGTCTCCGATCATCATATTCATCATAAAATTAGTTGGCATAGGTATCGCTACCTCTGGCTTATTCTTTTCGTACCAGAGTTGGCAAGTGGGGCGACCCACATTAGACATTCGTATTTTGAAATCGCCCCGCTTTTTACCGCTGCCAAACTGATTGCGCAGAGCATTTGCTACGTCTGTGGCTACCTGTTGAATGGTTTCCTCAGTCATAGCACTGTCTCCACGAACCGCATCAGTCATGTACTGATGCAGTGTTAGTTCAGCGGGATGGTTCATTATGCTGCATCCTCATCGTCAATATCAATATCAACAATGTCATCTACTACGTCTACATCCTCGTCTGCCATTTTAGCGTTAGCCTTCTCTGACCAAGAGTTTAGAATGTAAGTGTTGTAGTTGTCTACCCAAGATAGAAAATTAGCAAACATGTCATGTTCCTCTTTTTCAACCTCAAGTACTTTCGTAACATCCAGAGACGCAATAGGTACGTAGTAGGATGCACCTGTAGGAATCTTACGCTCATCAGATTTTAGATTGATGATGTGCTGAATGGGAAGCAACGACATCTTGGTCATTGTCGCAAAACTTTTACCTAACTCAGTAAAAGCATCACGATTGTCAATCTCCCATACTACTGGCGTTTCATCCACGTCTACTGGATTACCTTTGTCGTCCGTAGGATTGATCATCTCAACAGTACCAAGGATTACACGAACACGCTTAATTGACTTTAGCAGTTCTTGCATCTTCTTAGGCAATGCTTGGAAGTCCTTGATGTAACCAGCCGGTTTACCGCAGTTAAACCCACCATCATTGTCTTTCAAGTCAGACTGAAGTTTAGCATCATCAGTCATAACACTTTTAACATAACGGTTAGGGTTTTTACCTGTAGCTTGAACAAAACGCTTGTACATGAAGCGTTGTAGAAACGGACGCAGTTTAATTTCTGAAGCGTAGTAAGTCGGGCCATCTGGAATTTCCAGTTTATAGGAACCGCCCTCTACTACTTCCACATTAACCTTTTTACCGTTTACTTCTGCTGGACCCATGAGTGGCGTATGGTGTATGCGAAGTCGTGCCAGTGAACTGCTAGCAGCACCTGTAGGTTTTTCATTAGCAATTCCCATAGCCTTTGCCATAGCAGCGTAGTTGTTTGTATCTATTGTCGTCAGTTGTGACATATATTTCTCCTTTCATAAAAACAGTGAGACATAGTTATATCACGCTATGTCTTTAACGTCAAGCCAATTCGGACCTATTTTTGCCTCTAAAAGTAAAGGCACATTAAATTCTACACCCCAGCGTATTGTAATCAGTTCAAGTAGTTTATCATTAGTGGCTTGTATCACACTGATAACCTGTGCTTCTTCTTCTGGGTGTACATCAATAACAATACTGTCGTGAACTGAATTTACTATACACGATTTCATATCCTTTAGCAAGGACTCAATGTGTAATAATGCAACAGGAACAATATCCGCTGTAGCAAAAGACTGCACAGGGTAATTCTTGATCTGTGTAAAATGCGACACACGCCCACTAGCTTTTCGCACCACATCCGGGAATGAAAACTCACGACCACTAGGCGTTGTTATCTTTTGTGTCTCTATAGCTTCTTTAGCCAGTCTGGAATGCCAAGCTGCGACCCCTTTGTATTTGCTGTTGAAGTGTTCGTAGTACGCTGCTTCTGCTTTGGTTCTACCGAATCCTGTTGCGCCGTAGAGTGGTGCAAACGTGTGAGCCTTCGCATCTTGGCGAGACGTAGGTTGACCAGCATCGGTAATAACTTTAGCGGTATATGAGTGTACATCAAACCCAGTAGATACTTCCTCAATTGCTACCTCATCTTGTGATAAAAATGCAGCGGCGCGGAACTCAAGCTGCGCGAAGTCAGCTTCCATTACCTTGCCACCATCGAATCGTGACACAAATACTTTCTTAACAGGAAACGTGCCGCCACGTGGCATGTTCTGCATATTAGGGTTAGCCCCACTGAAGCGACCAGTAGACGTGCGATGCTGCAGTAAGCTAACATGCAGCTTACCGTCTGGCTTAGTGTAGTTACGTATGCCCTCAACAAAAGAGGACAGGTATGTATCAACCGCACTAAGTCTACGCACCTTGTACAAGAAGTCTACCGCATCATCCATACCTTTGGTCTTAGCCCCAGCTTCAAGTAGTTCAAGGTTCTGTTTACTAGTGCTAAAACCGTTTGCACTCAACCACTTAGGTGATGGTGGCTTGAATTTGAAACCAGCCAAAGTGTCGGATGGTATAAACAGAAACCCTTCTGTATTACATTCAGCGCATCTGCTTGGTTTAGCAAATGGCTCACCGTTCTTCTTTGTCTTACGGACGTAACCTGTACCGCTGCAAGAGTGACACTGTTGCGCTACGGTTTTATAGAGGCGTTCTGTACCATAAGAAACCATGCTACGAAACGATACATCATCCATATAGGGGTCTATCTTACTAGACCAATCTACTTTATCAATCACCTTCCTACCATAAATAACCCATCCCAACTGTTCTGGGCTATTCAGATTGATAGGTGTGTCACCCATTACATTACGGACGTGTGACTGCAATGCTTTCTCTAACTCATCACGCTCCTGCTCAAACTCGCTGCGCACTTCGTCTAACTTAGATAGATCAACAGCAAACCCACGCTGGTAGATACGTGCAAGTGTGACACATACCTGATTGGTAAGATCAACTGTACCACGTAAGCCACTATCTGCAGGCGTATTTAACCGACACATTAACTTGTCAGATAGCTGCTGCGTAGCGTGAAGGTCAGCAGACAAGTACTCGCACAACTCATCGTGTGGTATGTCACGTGTGCTGTAACCCTTCTTGAAATACTCTTTTAGTGTATCCTGCTTTTTAGTCTCTAACTCATAGCGTTCTGCACAAGCCTCAAGAGACAGAGGTTCTTTATTTCCACGCTGCAAGACATACTCAGCAAGCATTGTATCAAACACAGGGCCATCATAAGTAAAGCCTGACTCCCAGAGCCAGAGCAAATCATAAGCTGCGTTATGGCAGATAAGCACTGTGGTTTCATCAAGACACTCCTGCACGATAGCGTGTCCGTCTGGTGTGGCATCAACCTCACTGTGGTCAAATGTAATGACACGTTCACTACCTTGGTCATTGAGCATACCCACGAGTGTAAGTGAGTTCTCTGCTTCAAACGGATCAAGGTGTAGCTTACCGTCTCTTGTTGTTGTTGTATTTTCTACATCAAGTGTTAATTTCATCCTGTGTACCTCGCTGTTCTATATTCAAGAACACAGTGTACCACGCCATGCCAACCTGTCAACTTATTTTTTACCACGTTGAGGTGACGTTGTGTGTCTTCTTCGTCTTGGTTATCTACTGGCGGGTTCTTAGCAATCAAGACCATCAGGTCAGCTTCTGCAGCTTTACCTGTACGTGAGCCTTCCATCATCGACTGGTTCAACAGAACCTTGCCCTCTGCGTCTGCAGATAGCTGAGACATGTAGAATACAGCACACTCATATTGCTTGGCAATCTGCCTCGCGTGTACTGCGTTAGCCTTGAGTGATTCGTCTTGCCTAGCAAAGCCGCCTTTAGCAAACTTATCACCCATGTCAAGAAGAACGATATCCGGTCTGTATGACTTGCACACAGACTCCACCCAATTCATGTCCCGACCTGTAGCATCCTTGATCTTGATGCGGTTCTTTACAGGCTCATACAATTCACGAGCCTTGGCAGGGTTCTTCTTGATCTCCTGCATAGTCATGCCTGTTGCAGCAGTGAGATATCTAGCACCTACACGATGATAACCTTCCTCGTTACACAACACAATGCAGTTAGCACCTTGTTGTGCAAAGCCGCCCGGACTCGCAATCAAACTGGCGTGGAAGGATGTTTTGCCTGTGTTTGGTCTTGCGCCAATCTCAATCAGGTGTCCTGCGTTGACCCCCTCAACCTTACGTGTAAGGCTAGGAATGTTGAATGTCCAACGTGCTTCTAGATCATTGCGTAGAAGCAATGTGTCCATGTCAATGTCATCCCACTCAATGTTTAGATCAGGTGTGAAGTCATCTCCATACTGTTCAAGCAGTAGACGCAAAGGCTCAAGGCTAGACTTGTCACCATTCACGTAGTCAAATCCCAAGTTGGCAATGTCCTCACCTACTACCTGTTGAAACAGCTTAGACAAGACTTCTTGTGCTATGTCACTACCCATAGGTTGTTCTGCCTTAATCTTGTGAAACAAGGAACTATACGCCTGCTTCTGTGCTGTAGTGAGGGTAGGATTGTTTGACATGAACAATGCCTCAATCTCATCTGGTGTTACAGTACGCTCGTAACGATCCATAGCTGTATCAATAGCCTGCTTAATCTTACGCACGTCCTTGCTAAACAAGCGGTCTGGACAACGTGCGCCACGATGATCTTCGTAGAACTCCTTGTCCATCAAACTTCTAATCAGTGATAATTCCATTTAAATTCTCCATATCTGTCGGGTTACGATATTTCAAGTCATCTTTCAGCTTGAGTACACGAACATCGTTGACGTGTCCTCGTAATTCCTTCGCCATCTGTAATGTCTTCGGTAAGGCATCGGGGTCTAATGCTATAATCGCTGTTGAGAACTGCGCAAGATACCCTTTATGCGCCTCTTGTAGAGATGTCCCAAGAAGCGCAACCCCGACAAAGGAGCCGTAACCAACAACGGCTGCGCTTACACAGTCCTCAACAACAACTGCGACTTTACCACAACCATACGTGTAGGGCAAGCCACTTTTTCCATATCTTTTCCATTTAGGTAGACGCTTACCGATAGCACGGCCTGTAGCATCTACGATCCTGCCATCATGCACAACAGGAAAAACAATTCTGTCATCCTTTACATCATACATTACACCCAACTCATCAGGGTCTAGCCTGTAGCGGAAGCAGAAGTTTAACACAGTACGCTTATCCCTGTGTGGTACAATGTAGCTAGGCAGTTCAAATGTCTGCGTAGCAAACTGCTCTGCACCTGCAAAGCCTGCACGTATGTCATCTACAGATAGGTGTACACGTGTGCCACCACTGACACGACAAGACACTTTGTAGCAATTCCATACGAGACTACCCATGTTATTGGTCACAGTAAATGTCTTTAGACCACCACACTCAGGGCAGTTCATACGCTTACTTTCTCCATTAGATAAGTTTAGATCATTAACTATATTATATATATTATTCATATTATATCACTTTCCTTTGCGGCAGTTAGATGCTTTTACCATGTATTTTTCTAGCTGTCAATGCACTATTTGCACTAGAATACGTATTTTTCATGTATGGCTTTACAGATTGTGGGTTAGCATGTCCTGTAACCGACATTATTTGTGCCATACCGACACCAGCTTCTACCATTTCAGTTGTGCCTGTCCTGCGTAAGTCAGACAAACGTAGTTCTTTTGGTAGTCCCACTGCATCCATAACCTCACGTGCGTATTTAGGTAGTTTCTGCAACGTGTATGGCTTGTACTCACCTTTGATAGGGTAGGGACGAGGAACTACATACTGCTGGAACCCAAAGTCTTGCTCCTGTTGCACTAGCATTTCCAACAAGTCATCTTCAATGGGCAGATGAACCTCTGCTTTACGTTTAGATTGCTCTATAAAGACACGAGCGTTGTCAAAGTCTATAGCATCCCATGTGAGCAAGCGCATGTCACCTAGACGTTGACACCATTCATACGCCATGTGGGCAATCAATCCAATGTTGCGGGTCTTAAAATCGCTGTACGCGGCCTCTAAAAAGGTTTGCATATTATCCCTAGTCCAAACTGTCTTGCGCCTCTCTGTGGCTCTCCTACGCACCGTAGAGAAAGGATTAACGTGTACGTGTTCCATTCGCACGGCATAGTTGAATAGTATACGAGTCACAGACATGACGTGATTAGCGAAAGGTATTCCTCTTTCACACCAAATATCATACGCAATCTTAGCACGTTTGCTTGACACTTGACGGTATTCTATGTTACCTAGTATTTTATCATCAATATTTGTGTCCATCATAACGCCTAAAAAGTATTGATACTGAGTCTTAGTGTCGTCACGTAAGTTCCTGTAATCAATAGAAGAATAGTACTTCTGCGTAAGTTCATTAACTGTTGTCATCTGGTCTTCCTTGTCTATGATCGTTTCCTATGTAGTATAAATCAGATGCAAGTTTTAACAGTTTGTCAAACCACATAAGATCACTTTTTAATCCATCTTGTATATCAAACACACCATAGTATCCACCAGCAATCATGCCAGCTACTGCACCTGTTGTGTCACTGTCGTGACCACGATTTACAGCCTTAATAATGCAGTCATTAAAATTATCAGTAGTTTGAAACGCCCACATTGCGGCTTCATAAGTCTCCTTTACATATCCACCAGACATAACATCATTCCTGTCAATATCAATAGGAAGACGATATTTATTGTACTTTTGCAAAGGTTCACCACAATACAATTCTTCTGCCAACATACAACTATACTTCACACACTCTTCACTACCGTGTGTCAATAGTGTTTGTTGTGTAGCGAGTTGAATAACATGTTCACGAGATGTAGCACATAAAACAATAGGAGCAATTCTCATAAGCGCACCATTACCCGAAGATTTTGAATCGGTACTCCCAGCATACACTGTGCCTGAACCGGCATAATTTTGTAATGCTTTTACAGTGGTAGTGCCTATGTCAAAGCACCGGCCTCTTGGTATAAATTCACCGTCAAGATACCACTTGAGGAAGTTTTCCATTATAGCCTGTGCATTGAAACCTTTGTTGTCCCGAATGGCGCAGCCCATTGCGTAGGCCATAGCTGTATCATCTGTCCATTCACCTTTCTGCACATCCCAAATACCACCTGAGTGGTACTTGGTAATGTAGTTGTCGGGATCACGAGCCTCTTGAAACTCTAGGGGTGCGCCAAGCGCATCACCCACGGCAAGCCCAATAAGCATACCCCATGCATGTTCAACTCTCTTTTGCATTTGTTTTCCTTTTTATAGCTGTATTATGTTTTGTTTTCTTTTTGCTAGGCTTCCACAATATTGGACGCTGCATTTTAGGTATTAGATAGTCATCTACTGCGTATATATTGTGTCTCTTTACCAATGCTAAGTTTCTCATGCCGCAATCAACCCCTTGAACTGTGGCGTTTCAATCCATGTAGCTACCTCATGTTCACGCTTGAACATATTGACAGCATCGTTGTCATTGTGTGTCTGACGCAATAGAAATCCATTACGCTCATCAGCGTATGTGGCATAGTTTGTGAAGGCACTATACAATGCAAACACATTGCGTCCACGTGTGCTAACCTCTTGATTATAAAGAGTAAACATCTTCTCAGCTTTCTTCTCTGACTTGACAATACTCTGCAGCAAATCAGGAACATTGACGTGCAGAGGTGTATTAGCCATTTTTTGTAGCTGCTCAGTCTGCTTATCGAAGGCACTCTTAGAAGCCAACAACTCATCAATGAACCTGTCCATGCTAAAGAACGTAGTGTTCTTACGCTTAACCTTATCATGCTCACCGCGTATCATTCCATTGGTGCAGAAGAAATCAATAGCACCAAAGAAAACCATGTTGCTGCACGATCCATCCACCCCATGCAGCGCGATGATGCGTTGTGAGATATTAGTTTCGTGTTTGTCAGTCGTGATAGTAGTGGTCACGTTAGGTAGCACAATGTCCATCAATGCCCACGCATTTTTACGAGCCGACTTCCATGTAACTTGTGCGTTTACTAACTGGTCATCGGATAAGTGTTCTGTCATTGCGTCCTGCACACCAGTAAAGAAAGCGGTGTGGTCAGCGCAGTTGAACTTATCACCTACGATACCAATGTACTCACCTGTCCTAGCGTTTACTACATAACGCTTGTCGTGTACTTTAGTGTCCTCAAACTCAACCTCAAAGTCAAGATGGTCTGGGATAGGCGCAATCGCCTGCTCAAAATCTACTTCAGTTATAAAATCTAACGGCATAGTGTATCTCCTTTTTTAGTGGTAACTGATACTTGTTTATATCAGTAAACAATCACAAAGTCAACTCTTCTTTTAGTAGTTCCAGTATTTTACTTCAACACTGTCATCAACAAGTAATCGCCTTAACGTGTACCATGCCTGATCCATGTTGCGTAAGTCATCGTAGCTGATGTCACATAACTCAGACACTGCTTGTCTGATAGGTACGAAAGCCTGTAGCATTTCTAGCACAGCCTGTTGTTGTTTAGGTGTCATGCTTTTCCATGTGGCAGCAGCCTGCTCTTGGTTTATTTCCCATTGTGTCTTCTCTTTTTTCTTTGTCATACTTACTCTCCTCTCATCCATTGTGGCATTTCACGACCTTTGTTATACCTTGCAAAGCGTAACTTGTCAACAACATAGAACGCACGATAAGCCATGATAGGCCAATTCTCATCTGTCTTGAGATGGTCATGTCCACTAAAACATTGTGGGTGCGGTGTCATAAAGTTTGTTGTGTCAGGTATCTTGCAGACACCAAACTCCAACGCACGAAGATGTTTACCTGCGCCGTGTTCTTTACCATAGCGGTGTGTGTACTCACGCAGCATTGCATCATACAATCTCCAAGCAAAAGCGTAGTTACGCTGGTTATCCATAGCCCACAGGGTACATGGATGCTTCTGATGCACAGGCTTGTACAAACCATGAGCCTCTGCATAGTCAGGTGCGTGATGCCACAAGGCAGTGCATAGCATCTGTGCTTCTTCCAACGGCATCTTGACAATATGCTGGTCACATAGCTGCTTGGCTATGGCATCCGGGTGATGGTCAATTAGAAATCTATTCACTGCAATTCTCCATATACCATGTCTTGAACTTGTGAAAAGCTAATAGCTTGTATGCTTCCAAGTCAAGGGTTTCCCAATCTCGTATGCTAATGCCACATACTTCATGCGTGTTTTCAATCTCAGAATCCAGCATCACCATCAAAGCATTAGCTTCGTTGCGTGTTAGCTGTATCCATAGTGTGTTATCTTTAGCCATCGTAATCATCTCCTTCATCACGTTCATACAGGTCATCTACATCTATGCCATCACAAATGTATGAGTAGTCATAGTTAGGCATGTTAAATAGCTTGATACTACCATCCTCATTACGAATGTAATCATCAGCTTCAACATCCACTACGGCTACTGACATATCCCAAACAGTTATACCATATGTTTTATCAGGGTCAAACATTGTTATTCTCCTTTCGTGGATAATATACCTCTACCATGCTGTCGCATTTAGGGCAAGACAGTATTGTTACCATGCTAAACTCATCACCTCGTGCATCAGCATACTCATCTAGGTCATGGTCATTGCCCCATATTAGTTGGGTGTTACAGTGCCAGCAGTTCATGTGTCAATCTCCTCATCTACAACAGATACATCTCGCACCATAGATGACACACACTTCATGTCTTTGTCTATGTGCTTGAACAAATCATCCTCGCTATCGCATAGGTCTATTGCTCTTTGCATAGCAATGGTCTGTGCTTGTCGCATATCAGGTGCTTCCACTTCGTATGTGAGCAGCAGTTCAACTATGTATTTCATCGTCTTGCTCCTATCACCCAATCCTCTGCTGTATCCTCTGCATATTGCTGCGAGTGTCCAAGCAGATTAAGTTCATCCACAATAGCACCATCTTGTATTAGCACAATGGTGTAGCTGCCATCAGGTTCCTTGAACACACACGACTTGCGGTATGATATGTCCCCACGGCTGCAATCTTCATCACTATAAAACTCATGCAACAGCATCATTATTCTCCTCTGTGTATAGTGCATTATCTGCAATGTGTTCACTGATGCTAAACTCAAAGTCAAGTTCAGGATAATCTTCAACTACACTTTCCACATCGGTAGTACACCAGTCATCACCATCGGTGTATTCGCCAATGTATCCCCAGCCTTCATCAAGGTAACGTGCATTGATTTCAAAGCCCATGTCTACCAGCTTGTCAAAGACAGGGATAGGCGGCGACCATGCAGTGTAGAAGTACAGTTGCAGTGTGTTAG